TGAACATCCCGGTTGTTACTGCATTGATAGTGTGTTCAATATAAACCTTCTGATTGGTTGTAACGAACGCTACTGACCTTATGCCTTGGTTGGTATTACCGCCGGTAGGATAGGTGACGGTTCGATTGCTGTTGCTGAGAACAAGACCCGAGGTTTTGTCGGAGTTGTTCCACGTCGTCGCGGGTGCGCTGGTCGCCGCGTAGAGTGCCGCGACCGGCGTGTAGAGCCCGCGCTTGCCTTTCACGAGCGGCATTACGTGAACTTCCCGACGCCGATGGCAGAGACGCTTGCGCCCGTGGTGATCTTCCACGATGTTCCGCAGTAGATGCCGAGCGGCACCCAGAACGGCACGAGGCTGGGCAGCGCCGTGGTGCCGCCGCCTGCGAAGATCGAGATTGCAGATCCGGCGCCGTCCTTGATCGAGACCACACCCGCAGCCGCAGCCGCTGGTACGATCAGCACACCGGACAGATAGTCTCCTGCCGCCCCGGTCGACCCCATCACCTGATCCGTCTGCGACGCTGCGACCGTCTCGTAGTTGCCGTAGTAGTCGTAGGCCGTGACCGGCGCCCCTGGCAGCTTCGTGTTGACGTTGTCGGCATTGACGTTCGCGTTGATGTCGCGGATTGTCACCACCAGCGCCGGATCGGTACTCGCGCTCGGCAATGCGGCACCGGCCTTGATTGCCGGGATCACGCCTGCGCCAGAGCCGTCATCCAGCGCCTGCCCAAACGAGTACGGCCCCGTGGTGCTGTTCTCGCTCCACACCCGCATCGTTTTGGTAGCGCCGGCAGCGTCGAGAATGTTGATGGTCGTCCAAGCGCCAGCCATTGGTGGCCTCCCTAAACGTGCGTCGCGTACATCGAATTACGCGCGTCGTTGAATTGATACGACGGTGTGAACCCGCCGCCGCCGCCCGTCGATCCGACAAAGGCCACGGTCGCCGCGCCCGCCGCGGCAAGCGTGCCCGGGCTGTTGGCGAGGAAACTCACCGTCGCCTGGCCGCGCGAGAACAGGATCGCCTGGCCGGGCGGCAGATGGATCCTGCTGCCGCCGTTGATCGACGGCGTCCAGATGTCGATGCCGATCCCAATGATCGCCATTAGCTTTCCACGATGGTCGAGCCGGCCTTGATGATCGGCGTGGTGCCGTTTGTTACCGTGATGTTAGGCGTCAGCGTGCCGCTGTAGAGGATCTTCGTCGCGCCAGAGACTGCGACGCCGACCGATGCGTATGTCGCCGTGCCACCCGCGCCAGCCGTCATCAGACCAAAGGTGATATCCGCGGCCGGGCTCACCGACGCGCCCGTCACCGTCCAGCCAACGCCACTGCGTGCCACTGTGGGGCGAGCGTAGCCTGTATAGGCGATCTCGCTGGTCGACTGCGTGCCGCCGACGCCAGGATCAGCCGTATGCAGCGCCACCCATAAGTTCGTCAGCGGCGAGGTGGCCGTGTTGTCCGCGAGGTTCGCGATGTTCGTCCCATTGAAAATAAGCTTCAACAGGTCGTTATCGAACGTCGACGATTTGCCCATATGCCACCTACCAGACAGCCGTAATGTTGGTCGCGGTCGTCCCCGTCGCAAGCACGCGATCGACCTGCACCGGCAGCAGAAGGCCCGCCGGGCAAGCGAAAAACGTCACATTGTTGCCGGCGATCATTCGCACCGCCAGGTCGCCCTGGCCGCCGATGTAGATCGCCCGCGTCGGCGCGATGTTGGTCGTGTCATTCTTCGTGATCGCCGCGGCATTGCCCGCCGCGAATGTTGCCGGGTTTTCGCCTGCCATGGTGAGCTCCGTTATTTCTGGGACGTAACGGTCGAGCCGGCCGGCGTCACTTGCGGCAGAGCGCGGCCATCGGGATATGTGATGGTGCCGTTGCCGTAGGCGATCAGGTTCGGGATCACCTGCGCCGTCCCACTCACCAAAGTGAATTTCTCATGGTTGGGTCCCTGGGCCGGCCAAACGACCGTTGCCGGGTCACTGCCCTTTTGCGTGTAGATCACCTTGGCGGCCATGGTTATCTCCCGGGTTGGAACGGCAGCGGGTATTGCTGCGGCTGTTGTGGCTGTGGTTGCTGTTGCGGCGCCTGCTGCCCCTGTGGCGCGCCCTGGTTCGGCGACATCAACCCCTGCAGCGTCGCGATGTTCTCCCGCATCGTCTCGTGCACGTTGCTGTGCGCCTCGGTCGCGCTCTTGGTGGCATCAGCGCCGGCCTTCTGCGCCTGGGCGACCTTCTGCAGCGTCGCGGCCTTGCGCTCGTCGACATGCGCCAGCGTGCCCTGGATCCGCGCCTGCTCGTGCGCCAGCTGCAACTGGGCCATCTGCGCCTGAATCTGTGCCATCTGCGCCGCCTGCGGATTGTTCTGCGCCGCCTGCATCTTCTGCAACAGGCTCGCCTTGACCGACGACTGCAGCGGCGAGAGCTCGATAAACACCTCGGGCGGCACTTGCATTCCCGCTTGCGCCATGCCCAAGAGGATATCAAAGCTGTCCGCCATCATGTTGATGACGTCCGGCCCTTCATCCAAAATGATGTCGACGTCGATTTGACCCACCGCGTTGACGACCACGGGAATGCCGCGCTGGTCGACGTCGACACCGTTGATCTGAATGAATTGTGCTAGCCCTTGGTCGTCATTGACCCTGATCCACCGCTCGGCCTGCCAGAACCGCGTGACCGCGAACCAGATCGCGCGATAAACCCGCAACTTGAAGTCCCTGTATCCGATCACGAATGGCCCGAGCTCCGCTGTGGCACCTTGCTGCAGCAAATTGATCGCACGGCCCGACAGGTTCTTCGGCGCGTCGCCCTGTCCAACGGACGGCGTCACATTGGCGATGCGCTCGATCTCCTGCTTGGCCTCCTGCAGGAAGCTCAGCTGCGCCGCGAGGTCCGCCTGGGTATCGTCGGGTTTCGCACTCATGTTCGGGTTGATCTCGAGCACGCCGTCCGGGCGTGCCCACTCGCGCCGTGCCGTCTCCACGTCGTTGACGGCGCCTTTCTCCAGTATTAGCCGCCGGCTGTTGCTGATATGCAGCGCCTTCGATCTGCGTTGGTTGATTTCGTCCTGCGCGCCCTGCATATCGCGCACGAATCCGTGCCGATCGGCGTCGTGGTCGACAAACGCCGAGAACATGATGAATCGCGAAATCGTCTTTTTGACTTCGTTGATGAACGGCGAAATCCCGCCGTCGATCCACACCTCGCCGACGTAAAAGCACCAGTACCATTCACCGTTTTCGATATACCAATGCTCGACCAGGCGCAGCCGCCGTTGCGTCACGAGTATCCACTTGTACTCGTTGTCGGCATTGGTCGTCATGTCCGACCCGGTGTTGATCATCCCCGCGATCAACTCTTCCTGATCGGGGAACATCTCGATCGCCTCGTCCTCGTCGATCCACTTGCCGAGGCCCATGAAGCGGCAGTCGCTGAAATCCGGTGATCGGCTGCGCGGGTCGTAGAAAAAGTCCTCGTTGTGAATGATCTCGAGCGAAACGTCCGGGTCCTGGTGGTCGCCCATCTTGAGCTCGAGGGCGACCCCGGCGAGGCCCTCGGTCGCGCCCAGCCGGCAGACATCGCTCGACATCATCTGCCACTGCACGCCGTCGAGCACCGCGCGGATCGACTGAGTGGCGACCGTGGCACCGCTCTCGTTGCGCGGGTTCCTGGGGTAGGCTTTCGGGTCCTGGCGCAGCCGCTCGACCAACCCCACAATACCGTTTATCTTCGGCCGCACCCGATTGTAGGTGATGATCGGCTGCCGTCGTTCCCTCAGCGCCTTGACCGCCTCGGCCGACCACTGTGCGCCATTGTAATACCGGCGCGATATCTTCTGCTCCTCGATCTCGGGCATTTTGGTGCCGAGGTAGTCGAGGTACTGCCGCCGCAATTTCGAGACATCCGCCTGCTGGCCCGGCCGCGGCCGATCGGACGGCACCATCCGGCGCGTGACGCTATCCCCGCCGCCGAGCGTGCTCGAGGTCGACGAGGTGGACGCATCGCTGTTGTCGTAATACCCGTAGGCGGTCGGGGCCGTCTGTGCCATGGCGGCACGCTAGCCGGTTTCAAGCCGCCCTACGGCAGTTGTGCACGGGTTTTTAGCCGCCGCACTCAGAACAGTTCGGCGGCGGCACCTCGTTCGGCCCGAGCCGCACCTGGCTGCCGCAACCCTCGCACAGCGCCAGGATCAGGGGGTTCGCCTCTCTTGTCCTAGAGCGGGCCCAGTCGACAACTCGCGTTTCGATGGTCCGATCGCGCCGCGCGCGCCGTATCTTGTAGAGCAGCACGTTCTACCCCAGGGTACTACCAGCATTCCCCCTGTGGCATTCCTTGACTGGCCCTGTCAGCCCGGTTTCCGACTTTGTCCAAAATTTTATCCCTCCCGCGCCCCGTACACGCCGGCCAGCCGCTTCTCGGCCCACTCGTTGAGCAGCATGGCGAGCTCGATCTTGGTGGTTGGCGGTTTGTACTCTTCCAGCTTCACCACCGCCTCGGCCATCTCCATCGCTTGGCGCAGCGGCAGCGACGCCACCATCTGCGCGATCTCATTCAACTCTAACCCGGCGCGCCGCTCGGGAACATCGTTGAGCCGGACGGTGCTCTGCTCGGTGGCGCGGCGGTGCTGGGCGATCGTGTCCTCGATCTCGTCCAGGCTCTCGGGCTGCCTCCTCCGCACGAACTCGCTAACCGCGTCTGTCATCCTGTTGCTCCTCGTTGACCACTCTGAATTCCCTGCGCTTCCGATCGGCCGCAAGCTGCCGTCGCTCGCGCTCGAACTGCTCGGTCATCGCCCGCGCCCACACCATCCATTTCACCCACTCGTCGAGCGGCACCATCACAGCACCTGGATGCTGACCGAGCTCGACCGGTCGTTTTCCTCGTCCTCGTCGCGGTAGCCGTCGCGCGGCGCCTCGGGCACCGGATGCGACGGCAGCCACGGCCGCGAGCTCGTCCCGTAGCGAACGGCATCGGCACAATGATCGTCTGAGTTGGTGTCGATATCTTCTGCAACTTGCGCATCATGCTGCAACACCGGAATGGTCCTGATGCACGCAACGCACGTCGAGAAGAAATACAGCATCGGCTTGCCGACCGGCTTGCCCTTGCTGTCCAGCTTGCCGACCATGCGCGACCGCATCTGGTCCCAGCCCGACATCGGCCCGCGCTTGTCGTGCGTGCGCGGCACCCGCGTGTTGTCCGCCTCGCGGAACGGCACCAGCTTGGCGTTGATCAGCTCCATGTTGATCACCTCGGCGATCGGCGGTCCGCCGTCCTGCCGGAACGTCGACGGGTCGAGCACGCCATAGGCCAGCTTTGGGTCGCGTGTTTCACGTGTAACAATGCCCTTGCCGACCTGGTCCGCCATCAGCTTCAAGCCCCGCGAGCCGTCCTGCGCCGGATCCTGCGAGCCGTACCATTCGCGGTAA